GTCCTTTAGGCCAAAAGCCCTGAAGTTTTCACCCGCCCTCCCCGCAAATCGAGAATGACTATCATTTGAATGACCTATTGGGAACCACTCGCATTCAGGTCGATTCGTACCGGATTCTCATTCATTTCTGCATCAAGATTGAAGACAGCTGTGATTGCCGGCCGGTTAGCAGCATCAGTGTCGATGGTGGTACTCAGCTGCTGGCTTAACAGCTCACCATCAACTGCTATGCCATATCCAATGAATGCCTTGCCGCGATAGATATGGGCAAGCTGAGCGCGCTTCTGCCTCATTTGATTCTCTCCGTTGCGGTCTTGCGCTTATGACATGCCCAGCACAGCGCCTGAAGGTTACTGTCCTCATCGGTGCCGCCGTGTGCTTTTGGGGTTATATGGTCAACGGTGGATGCCGGGACCGGCTTGCCCTTCCTCAGGCACTCCTGACAAATGTGTCGGTCACGCTTCAGAATGCGAGCGCGGATAACATCCCACTTACTGCCGTAGCCGCGCTGGTGCCGGCTCTGCCCGCGCTGGTGCTGTTGCCAGCCTTCGTTGCGATGTGCTTCGCAGTAGCCAGAGCGATCTGTTGTAGTCTTGCGGCAACAGAGCTTTCGGCATGCGCGAGGGATGGCTGATGGCATCAGGAACTCCAGCGAGTAACAGATATCAAAGCACTGCCTCGCTTCGCCTTAGCCCAGATAACCAGAGGTGCGCTGAATACTATCTTGCTGGTTTCGTCATGAGCAGGAGCATTCAGTGCTGGCTTGGATGGTGAGTCTGCCCAGCATATCTCTGAGTAACCCGGCCAACTTATGACAGATACATAAGCGTTATTGGTTCCGTCAGTAATTTGCACGAATTCATCGTCATTCAGGGTTACTGATTCAGTAGCCATGTTATCTCCTCATCTCAATCCGTTGAATGTATCGTTCGGACCAGTTCTTTGTTGCCGCAGGTAAAGTGAATGTATCGCCGGTCACCGGATACGTGCTGGTTGTGCCGTCGCTAAAATGAATCAGCAGCGAAGAGAAGCCAGCCGTCTGCACTGTCACAGTCGAAGCAGCCCTTTTCCCCTGCGCACCTGCAGCAGAGATAATCGGTGATGTTGCCAGCGTGCCTGCTTCAATTTGTGGATAAGCAGCACTGAACCCCGCAGCTGTATCAGCGATTACCACTGGCACAGAGTCATCCGTCACGGATGTGGGCGATGTCAATAACCCGTTATTAGCTCCGAAGTACGGGAATGCAGCTCGGAATATAAACGCCTCATCCGACACGATTGTTGTTGAAGCAGAAACGTAGCCGCTTCCTACATAACCAACCTGCCGGTTGTTGATTCCGATGTTTTGAAATGTATTACCCAAGAAGCCGGCACGAAACGCCAGATTATTGCGCCCCCTGTGCATGAGCATCAGAGAGTAAGTAATATTCCCTGACAGAGCGCCTGACGTCCGAAATTGAGTCCGGTGAAATACAGATCCGGAACCAGACTCACGATATTCTGTAAATCCGTCAGAACCAGGCAGGCTGGTCATATTCTCCAGCGTGACAGAGCCAAACAGGTTTACGGCTTCCGGCTCGGGCTGATGCCGACCAACCGGCACGCCATTTTTATATTCAAGCGGCCACTCATTTACCGCTGACTGCTTTAGCTTTCCGTCAGAACCAAGATAGCTGTGGGCAGGGCCGGCATAGGTCAGGCGACTATCAAGCTGAGGGGTGGTGAGGTCAATTACCACATTCTGTGAGCCTGCTTTAACCCTGCCGATCGTTACTGCATCCGGCGTCCAGATGCCGCGATACTTACCCCCGATTATTGGGGCGCTGGGGATGGTTAACATATTCGTTTCCAGTAAACCGATGTCGCCCTGCTTCACAGCAGTGCTAACCGTAGACACAGGAGTGATGATGGCAGTCATCATCATGCCCGCTCGTTAAAACGGGCATTGTGATAAAAGCTGTTGTGAAAGAGGCTCTTGGTTACATTACTCATATGTGAGGGATGTTAATCAGGCCGCCTTTCCTTCCATCAGCGAAACCATATCAGGATCCATCTGCTCAATAATTCGTTCACGGGCATTGTTGAGTAGCGCCTTGCGTCCGCCTCGACCCCACTTATTCATGGTTCGAGCGCAGCCGCTTACCTGCTCCGTTTCAGTTGCGATCAGCAGGTCGAGACGGTTTAGCTGGTTCATATGGCTAATGCCATTCAATACAGCTTCGCGAAAAGTTTCGTATACCCTTATTTCGAACTGCGGGCTTAGCCATGCGGCATAACGTATCGCCACCAACTCTAGTCCCCACACCCCTTGCTGCAGTCCACCTTTGATGATTTGTACCGAAGCGCATTTTTGTGCTTCGGTCAAAGCCTGAGCAAACCGTTTAATCTGGGCGCTGCGCATAAAGAGGCTTGGCCTCTGGGAATCATTTGCCTCGCCCTTTAATACTGCGGCTGCGTGCAGGTCATTCAAATTGTATCGCCCTTCGCTGTCTACGCGAACAGATACGCCATTTACGATCACTGTTGGATATGTCATATCGGTAGTTACCTTATAGAAACGAGCCTTGTTGCCCAGAAACGCCAGCGCATAGAGACGGCTACCGGCCTAAACCAGCGTTTCTCCAAGGCTTGTTTCTGTAAGACTCTATGCTTTTGAATGCGCCGGGCATGGCGCGGGGTTGCTGCAGGTATAAAAAAGCCCGACCGGAGTCAGGCCCTGCTTTGTTTACTGGAATGTTGCGACGGTGACGCCTTTTTCATTGCAGACGTAAGCCACCTCGCCTTCGTCCAAGAGCATTTCATCATCACCGCCTGACCAGCCACGGAAGAAAATCATTCGCGATTCACGAACGAAACTCACGTCACCGGTTGCCTGTAAAACTGAAATGTCGTTATCTTTGTTGATCGTCTTGATAGTTAGCATTGTTGTTTCTCTTGGTTGTGGTAATAAAAAAGCCCCGCTATTGCGAGGCTGATATTGCTCTGTTACTGAGGGTGAATCTTCTTGGGGGTTGTCACTGCTTGCTGCAAACTTTGTCCCACAGCTCGTTATGGGTGTTTATCGCCCTCACCGTCCTGACATCCATCAGGTCAGCGTCCTTACCGTGGGTGTAGATGGGACTGAACAGTGTGCAGCTGGAGTCGGTGACGATGTATTCAGTCCGGGGAGTTGTATTTCGATTCGCGCAGCTTACGGCGAGCAGCGTCATCACTGAGAGAAGCGTTACTTTGCTGACCTTCTTTAGCCGACTGGATGTTGTGAGCTTCCACATCTGATTTTGCCTCTGCCTGATTACTTACCCTGATAGCCTCAGCCGCGTCAGCCTTAGCCTTCTCTTCGGTCTTTGCGACCTTCTTGCCGCCGAAGTAAGTTGCAATCAGTGCGGCGATAACAGCCAGCCCGGCCAGAATGTAATTCCAGCCGCCTGCAAACAGATTGATGAGTGTGTTCATGGCTGATTGTCCAGTTGCTGTTTCTTCTCGCTCAGCCGCTTCTGGCGAATAAACTGTGCAACGATACCCAGCGCGACCAGCAGATAACTCACGTACTGCGCGATGTTTACCGGCAGCATTGATTTCAGGTCAGCGGGTAGCATGTTCCAGGCGGTGATGATCGCATCAGGCGCCGAAGCCAGATAAACGCCGAGCGCAGCACCGATACCACTGAGCCACACCGACCAGGCCCGAAACATCAGCCGGGCATGACTAACGAATTCGACCGATGTGTATTTTCGTATGAGCAGCACCGAAACAACGATGACAGCCACGACGCTGATAAATATCAGGATGCTCATATCAGCCCCTTATAGACGTCGTAATCACCGGAGCGCATTACAGCAGCGTGGCGGCGGGCGCGGTTAGGTGTCTGAGACGCCCATTTGCTGTTCATCATGCCGTTGGCAGCCGCATCGAAATCACCGTTGGAAATCATGACCAGCGTATTCTTGAAGCCAGCCAGGCCAGCGACACCCATCTGGTAGGCCATGCTGTAGAGAATATCTGCCCGCGCCGGGTTACATTGCTGTAGTGCGGCGTAGATAGCTGGGTTGCTGCAGCACTGGTTGATTGTGGAATCGACGAATGACTGCAGCCACACATCACCTACCTTGCGTGGCACGGTGAAGGTGTAGTTGTTCAGGCTGGCGCCCTTTGGCCCGATTTTGATGCCACATGCGACCGTCGGATAACCTTCCGAGTCCACATATGGCTTCTCTCGATACCCCTCTTCATAACTGAGTATCTGGATTATCTGACTCATCGCTCACTCTCCATCTTGCATTGCTCAGGCGCTCTTCCCGACGGTCTCGCTTACGCTGGAAATAAACATTCACACAGAACGTTGCTACGGCGAGGATGAAGCCACCTACTGCAAGCCATTCGTTTAGCGACAAGCTACCGGCGAGAAAAGTCGCCCCGGACGTGGCATATGCCGCGCTGGTCGTTACCTTGTCTGCCATAATTTTCATACCTGCCTCCGAAATGTGGAGGCTCGCTTTTAGGAATTGTTGAGATTGTGACCTGAGCGAGCCGGGTTAAACTTCTCAATGTCAACTGAGAAACCCGCCTGTTTTTACCCGCCTGCAGGACTTCTGAAGAAAATGCGCATCGACGACAAGGGATCACGAGGAGTGTGGTAAGGGATTCGCCGTGCGCAAAAGAAAAAGGCCAGCTATATAGCTGACCTTAATTACTAGAATTTAAATATGTTTAATGACTAAACAACGTTAGCTTTTTAGCTCATAAAGCCTCAGCTTGAATCCCACGGATTAATTTAATGAATTCTTCCGCATCAAGAAAGTAGCTTGGATATGATGCCTTCAAACTACCTATACTTTCTGTAGACACTAAAACAACCTGCATAGACTGATTGCTTTCAGCTCTTTTCTCCCATTCAAGATATTCATTTGTAGCTTCGCCAATACGCGCTAAGCCGAAACTCTGAACTTGAACCGATTGTGCCGCAGTATCGAGCACAAGAAGATGATAACTACCTGAGTTTTTTTCAAGGTTGTCAATTACAACTCTAAACGCTGCCAGCTTGTCCAGTACCTGCAGCTTATCCGTTAAATCGGATACTTTTTTAAATGTTTGTTCTTTATTCATATGGGCATAACAAGGAACCGGATTACAGTCTTCAATATAAGCGAAGGCGCTGGCTACAATAGAAAAATATTCATTCCATTCATCATCTGCCTCGCTGGACTTTATTGACTGACCAATAAACGTCCCCATAGTCTCGACAGCAGTTGCCCACGCATGCTGGATTTTAGTTCTTAACTGTATTTCTAATAAGATCCCATTATGATTTGAGTTTGAGGCGCCTTGGTACTGGTAAACCAGATGAATACCTCTATAACCTGAATCTTTAGGCTCATCTATGTAATCCTTCTGAGACTTGAGAACATGCCTAAACCTGTTTTGCGGGTTGTTAATATAACTTTCCTCAAGTTTCCTCACAGCATCAATCGAACCCACGATTGCACGTAACCCCCCCAAGTCCTGCATTCTCGCCAGCTGCATGTCCTTTGCTCTACGTAGTTTTCCAACAATTGAAGGTATGCGCTTCAGTCTCTGAGAGGCTATAGCACCTTCATCTGCTACCTTCATTTTCCTTCGCAGTGTGGTTTGAAACGCATTCAAAGGATGCACATACATTTCCCGGAGGTTGTTAAGTACATCATAAGACCACGCAAGCTCTTCAGCACTGTAGCCATCACCATCAACACGAAGAATGGTTCCAGCCTTATTAATCTGCTTCTTACTAAACCTTAACTCAGCCATGAGATCACCTAAGCCTAAAAAATTAATAATCTCAGATTACTCCTAGCTCAATGATGATTTTTTTTTATGGATTAGAGTAAGGTTTCTGTCAGGCGGTTAACGCCCGCCCACTACGGTCATGTCACCACAACGGAAAGAGCACTTAGCACCGGCCGGTGCGCCGCAATTTGTCGCAGCTGCATAAATGCTCTTCCCTGTTGCGCAGGAACAAAAAACCCCACCGGTCGGCGAGGTTTCAATGATAAGCGTTGTGTCTTTGTGACGACTCTTATCACAATACCAGGTGAAATTCGTAACGAAAAGATCTTTATGCAACTTTTTTAATAATTGTTTTATGCGTCCATTCATCCATTTCCAGTCTGGCGCCGGTCATGAGAATGCAGGCATCAATGAAGGTTTCTGCAATCATCAGTTGCTGGCGGATCTTACCTTCCGAACATTTATTCCAGCGAGCAATAGTTGATTTGGACACGTCATACATATAGTGAAGCATTATCAGCTCCAGTTCGTCCTGCCGCCGTGCTTTTCCCAACATGCCAACTGCAGTATCAATAATCATTCCATCGTTATCGCTACATGACAGGCGCGATTTATTATTTTGGGGCAGCAATCCTTTAAACATAGCGCTGGTCGGTGACCAGCCAACCTGTGAGCCCTCATTTGATGCCCATCCACCCCAGCGTTCGAGTACCAGTTGAATATCACGCATTATGCTGCCCCTCTCTTTGAATACCTGTAGTTATTGGCTGGTTGCCCCTGCTGCTCACGGCTGCGGTTTTGTGCTTCTGCCTGGTCGATGTCGTGGAAATGTCCATTAAAGAACCGGCGATACACCGTACCCAGAGCGCCATTCCTGTTTTTGGTAATGTTGATTTCAGCGATGCCGCGGGCCGGCGACTCCGGGTTATAAACCTCATCCCGATAAAGCATCATGATGATGTCAGCATCTGCTTCAATTTCGCCCGAATCCTTCAGATCGGCATTTACAGGCCGCTTATTAATGCGCTGCTCAACACTTCGTGACAGCTGACTCAGCGCAATAACAGGTGTGCGGTTAATCTTGGCCAGTGACTTCAAACCTTTCGAAACCTCGCCTACAGCCAGATCGTGGCGGCTGTTTCCCTGCAGCTTAATCAGGCGAAGGTAGTCCACGCCTATTAATGCTGTTTCCGGATGCGCCTGCTTATGGCGGATAGCGATCTGCTTAATCTGGTCAACGTTCAGGTCTGTGGCGTCCACCATCCAGATAGGACGCCCGGTCATCCTGGCAATGCCACTACTAATTCGTGCCCAGTCTTCATCCTCCAGCTTCTCAGCAGATTTCAGCTTTGAAGCCGAGAGTCCACCAGCTGCGGTAACCTGACGCTCTGCAATCTGAATTGCGCTCATTTCCATGCTGAAAAGCAGTACGCCGCCGCCGGCCGCTGAAACCTTATCAGTGATATCAAGCAGGCTTTCCGTTTTGCCCATCGAAGGCCGCGCTGCCAGCAATACCAGGTCGGTTTCATCAAATCCGCCAGTAATTGTATCCAGCTCCTCAATACCGGTCAGAATTGTTCGCCCTTCACTTCTTCCCTGCACTTTTTCATCCAGGCGGTTGATAATGGCTGGCAGCAACTCATCGATGCTTATCGGCCTCACAGCATCAGCGTCCGTTTCAATGGCAGCCACAAGCGCTTTAACCTCTTCCAGCGCAGCAATGCCGAAATCGCTGTTGGGTGCGCTGTTTAGCTTGCTTACTGCGTCGCTTAGGGCTGACTGTGCATCACGCAGAGCTGCGTTGCGCTTCATCTGCTTTGAATACGACTTCAGCGATGATTTAGCCCAGGCTATTGTTCCAGCCTCATCAATAAGCGACTGA